TTGCAATATGAAAACTGACAATCATGCCATCGCGGCGGTTTCCGGGTGGGAGCCGCAGCCGGGGCCTCAGACCGCTTTCGTCAACAGCGCGGTGTTCGAGGTCGTCTACGGCGGCGCCCGCGGCGGCGGCAAGACGGATGCGGCGCTGGGGGATTTCGCCCTGCATGCCGCCCGCTACGGCGCGGGCGCGCGCGGCCTTCTGGTTCGCCGCACCCGCGTGGCGCTGGAGCCGACGGTGGCGCGGGCCCGACAGATCTACGGCCCCGGCGGTGCGGTGTGGGCGGAGCAGAAATCCCGCTTCACCTGGCCCAACGGCGCGCGGCTGTCGTTTCGCCACCTGGACCACGACGGCCACGCCGACGCCTATCAGGGGCACGACTACAGCCGGGTCTACGTCGAGGAACTCACGCAATTCGGAACATCCCGCGTTATCGACAAGCTGAAGGCGACCTTGCGCAGCGCGCAGGGCGTGCCGTGCGGTTTCCGCGCCACCTGCAATCCCGGGGGCGCCGGCCATAACTGGGTGCGCGAACGCTATATCGACGCCGGCGCCTTCAAGGTCATCACCGAGGTCTACACCAACCCGTTCGACGCCAGCCAGGTCACCCTGGATCGCATGTACATCCCCGCGCGGCTGACCGACAACCCCAGGCTGCTGGCCAACGATCCGCTCTATGTGGCCCGCCTCAAGCAGTCCGGCTCGGCCGAGCTGGTGCGGGCCTGGCTGGAGGGTGACTGGAACATCATCGAGGGCGCCTTCTTCGACAAGTGGAGCCAGCGCAATGTCGTTCATCCCTTCAAAATCCCGGACGAGTGGACCCGTTTCGCCGCGTTTGACTGGGGCTACGCCGCCCCCTTCTCCGTGGGCTGGTGGGCGGTGGCCTCCGACGCCACACCCGCCGAAGGCGCCAACGGCCGGGTCGTCGTTCCGCGCGGGGCGATGATCCGCTACCGCGAGTGGTATGGATCGACCGGCAGGCCCAACATCGGTCTGCGGCTCGAGGTCGAGCCACTCGCCGAGGGGATACTGGACCGGGAGAACGGCGAGAGAATCAGGTACCGCGTGGCGGATCCGTCGATCTTTCGCGAGGACGGCGGACCCTCGATCGCCGAGCGGTTCCGCCGCGGCCGCTGCGCCATGCGCCCCGCCGACAACACCCGCGTCGGCCGCGCCGGCGCGCTGTCGGGCTGGGACCAGATGCGGGCGCGGATCCACGGCGACGGGACGACCCCCATGATGTTCGTGTTCGATACCTGCCGGGATTTCATCCGTACGGTGCCGGTCCTGCAGCATGATCCGGACCGGCCCGAGGATCTGGACACCGCCGCCGAAGATCACATCGCCGACGAGACGCGCTACGCCTGTCTTTCGCGCCCGCTGATCGCCGGTAGACCGGCCTCGTCGACGCGGCCCCGGGACATGGATCACTGGGGACGACCGCCGGCGCCGATCGACAGTTGGAAGGTGCTGTAACCATGACGCAGGCCTTCCCCGATCTCGCCGCGGCCCTGCCGGAGGTGAAACGCCAGCGCGGCGCCCGCGCGCCTGACGGCGCGACGGTCCGCCCGGCGGACGCCGAAGAGCCGGCGCGGTCCGCACCGGACCTGATGAAGCTGAAGCGCTATTTCACCGAGGCCGAACAGCTCACGCAGGACGCCCGCCGGCACAGCCTCACCGCCATCGACTATTATGACTCCGACCAGTTCACGCGCGAGGACCTGATCAAGCTGCACGATCGCGGCCAGCCGCCGATCGTGATCAATCGGATCAAGCCGGCGATCAACGGCATGATCGGCGTCGTCGAGCGCGGACGATCCGATCCGCGCGCCTGGCCGCGCAATCCGGACGACGCCGATGCGGCGGACGCCGCCACCGACATCCTGCGCTACATCGCCGACTTCAACCGCTTCAAGCGTCTGAAGTGCGACTGCTTTCGCGACATGCTGATCCCCGGCTCGATGGCGGCCCTGGTCGGGGTCGATCCCGACCAGCAGGTGACCATCACCCAGATACGGTGGGAGGAGTTCTTTTTCGACGCCCGCGCGCGCCGGCCCGACTTCAAGGACGCCCGCTATCTGGGCGTCGCCAAGTGGATGTACGCCGACGATGTGACGGCGCTGTATCCCGACCGGGCGCGCGAGGTGGAGCTGGCGGTGGAGAACGGCGCCGGCGGCGGGATCATTCCCGACCAGTCGTTCCAGGACCGCCCGCTCAACGGTCCCGGAACCGGCGGGGCGTGGATCGATCCCAAGCAGCGGCGCCTGCTGGTGGTGGAGATCTATTATCGCGACAACGGCTGGCGCCGGGCGGTGTACACCGGACGCGACGTGCTGGAGTTCGGGCCCTCGCCGTATCTGGATCACAAGGGTCGCCCGGACTGTCCGATCGAGGCCATGAGCGCCTATGTGCGGCGCGACAACGGCCGCTACGGCGCGGTGTGGGACATGATCGGCCCGCAGGACGAAATCAACAAGCGCCGCTCCAAGAGCGTGCATCTACTGTCCACCTCGCGCATCGAGATCAAGGACCCCAGCGCCTCCGACGTCGATGCCGACGTGGCGCGCCGGGAGGCGGCGCGGCCGGACGGGGTCATTCCCTATGGCTGGGGACTGTCGCCGAACGTCTCCGAGTTCCAGGGCAATATGGAGATGATGGCCGAGGCCAAGGCCGAGATCGAGCGCATGGCGCCCAATCCGGCCATGCTTGGACGCACCGATCGCGACGCCTCGGGCCGGGCCCTGCTGGCGCGCCAGCAGAGCGGCCTGGTGGAGCTGGCCAATCTGTACGGCGGCCTGGAGGACTGGGAGCTGCGGGTCTATCGCCAGTGCTGGGCCAGGGCCAAGCAGTTCTGGCGCGCGCCACAGTTCATCCGCGTCACCGACGACGAGGATTCACCCAAGTTCGTGGGTCTGAACCAGCCTGTCCCCGGCGGTCCGCCGACGGTCGGCGTGGATCCGCGCACCGGCCTGCCGGGCCTGGTTCCCGGCGTGCTGGGCTACAAGAACCTGGTCGCCGAAATGGACGTGGACATCGAGATCGAGGCGCAGACCGACGTCGCCAACATCGCCGCCGAACAGTTCAGCGAGCTGCTCGACCTGGTGAAGATGAGCCCGGCCTACCAGCAGCAGGCGCCGCTCTCCATGCTGATCCAGCTGTCGAACATCCCGCACAAGCGGGCGATCCTCGACCAGATCAAACAGGCCGCGGGCCAGCAGGCCCAGGCCCAGGCCGAGGCCCAGGAGATCGCCAAGGCGACGGCGATGGCCAAACTGCACGAAACCCAGGCCCGCACCGCGGAACTGCAGGCCAAGCCCGCCCTGCACGCCGCGACCAGCTTCGCCAAGGCGTCCGACGCCCTGACCTATGCGCATCAGGCGCGGGCGGATGTGGCGGTGGCGGGTTTGGAGAAGGGCATGGACGTCGGCGCGCGGGACAGCGCGCAGGCGGCGGGGTCGGATGAGGCGGGGGTGGATCAATCGCCCCAAGGGCCCAATTTTGGTTAGCCTCAGGACCGGGCGGACATACAGCTTGACGTCACTAGCCGACAAATGCACACAATCCATCGCCATGCAGCGATCCTATTTTGTCCGCGCCATCTGGGACGCCGAGGCCTCGGTCTGGGTTTCGCAGTCTAACGTTCCGGGCCTGGTGATCGAAGCCAACACCCTGTCGGAATTCGAGAGTCTGGTGGAGGAACTGGCGCCTCAGATGCTGACCGCAAACGTGAAGGGCGGCG